ATATGACAAATCTATCCAAGAAATATGACCAGATGAATAACAATCTTGATATCCTGGATTCTCAGGACATCTCGCTCCAAAAACAGCTTGAAAAAGACGCCGCCGCTTTCCGGGAAGAAAAATTTCGTCCTGAACCTGAACAGTATACAGAATTGCTGGACACCAGAATCCAGATACGTTCTGATTTCCGGGATAAGCTGATCGAGCAGCTCAAAAGTACTTTTGGTAAGTATTATGACTATCACCGTCGTGATATTGCAACCAATGAGGTGGATTATCTCAATGTGGAAGATCCTGATGTCTTCTCCCATCGTGCATGGGAACTTGAATATCAGAGGAAACAGGAAGTTAGAAGAAATCAACCTACTCGAACTAAGAAAAGGTCACATGATATGGAATTATAATCAATCTTCATGTATGCATTACTCTAAAATCCCGGTACCATAAGGGCACCGGGATTTTAAATACTCACACATTATTATTTAAATTTTCTAACATGTTTATTTCATCTCTATATTTTTCACGCAGGAATGTAAACTGCTCATCATTCTTTATTACTTCCAATAGCCCTTTATGACAGTTATCCATTATTATCAGTTACCACTCGTACCGTTTCCTAGGAAAACCTAATCCATGTATTCCTATTTCTTCACAAATTGAAGATAATATCTTTAATATTTCTTCCCTTGTTGAATCAAACCATATTGCCAAATCTCTGTCATAGAAACAATACATCACATCATCTTCTCCATATAATGAATATGCTCCAGTGTCTTTTGCAATTTTTAATCGTTTTCTTAGTGCAACCAACATATCACAAATTGTATTAAGCTTCTCCCGCCACTCTATATTTACAACAGACGATTTTCCGTCTGCTTTTTTTAAGATACTTCCGTCTCTGGTTCTAAGAACTCCCGTATTTAAAGCGATAATAGTATCCTCAATAGCCCTATCAAAATCTTCCATTCTTCCTTCTTGATATATTCTATCCTGAAATGCTGGACGATCAAAACATTGCACAAAGAACTTTATAAGTTCTTTATCTTCATGTTGCTCCTCTGCTGTTGCTTCTTCCAAATCAAGAACTGCCATTTGCTCTGAAATTTCCTTCCATTTTTTCAATTTAGCAATCGTATATCTATTCACATCTGAATCTATTAATTTTGAACACGACTGGCATAACCATATTCCATTTTCTGCTGATGCTCTCTCTTGAGACGTTATGTTCTCATCATACCTTGGTCCGCCTTTAGAAGCTGCTGTAATATGAGATGCAATTCCAATATTTATGATATTCTCTTTTCCTGTTCCTGCTCCACGAGTTGCTTTTCTACAATTAGGATTACTGCATTTCCATCCAACTCTATTAGCTAACAAATCCTTTGTTCTTTGTGAAAAATCATCTCTCATATAATTTTACCTCCACCTTACACTTTATCATCTTTAAATTTTCTATAATCAATGAAAAGCTCCCAAAGGAGCTTTCCATTACCTTAAATATACACTAATTCTCTTAACACAATCTCTTCTGCAGCATTCCGGATATTGTTTACCGCTCTGACCCATTCCATCTGATCACGAGCTTTCAATTCTTCCGTAACGCCTTGCTTCTCCATCATCTGACGCACCAGAATACCCATCCTCTCCTGTGCTTCGTTGTCTACAGCATTCAGATGTTCTGTCAGTCTGTCTTCCAACATATACAGTGAATACATTGCCGGACGATGCTCTTTCAGATATGTTTTCCGCATCATTCCATATTTCCCATAATGCGGTTCTTCATCTGTACTGATAAGATTCGGATAGTAAATTCCGTCTGCACCAAGTGTGTAGGTTCCACCCATTTTTTCAAATGTGCTTTTCATGTGTTATTCCTCCTTGAAATCAGCGATGTCCTTAGATCATCGCATAATATTTCAGGGCAGCCTTGATAGCTTCTTCCTTCTCTTTCGGGCATTGTGGAACTCTTGCATTTTCTGATTTTGGAAGATTATAGTTTTCTCCCACTTCAATTCCACATTTGCGTTTTACCTGAGAAATATATAAACTTGAAACCTTCAAGCCAAATTCTTTCAGCACATAATCTTTGATTTCCTGATAGGTTGCTTTCAACTCGGCACTGGTAGCATCCAGCTCGTCCAGGTCTAAGTCGATCTCTATCGTGTCATCTGGTTTTTGTTGGGACAAAAGAACAACTGTCTCCACATGCACCGTATATCACCATCATATCATAAGCGTTCTTTTTTTATCTATCTAGTTCTATGATGATACCACAATCTGCACTTTCTTTCAATGTTTTGCATTTTAGTTATATTCGCTTCTATACCCGTACGCAAAAAGCGGTGGCAGATGGGTGGCAATGCCACCCATTCAAAAAATATATTGCATTGCTTCTATAATATACGTTATCAGAACATTGAAAAATGACCACAAAAAAAACGATTCTTTTCGCCGCGTAGCTGCGGCGTTTCTTTTTTTGCCCCGGGAGCTCCCCGGGGCTTTTTTAATTTTTCACTGGCGATTGCACCATTCCTGCAGAGCCTTGACCATAGCAGAAGGATTGCTGATCACACCGTCAACCATCGTGCCGAGCTTTTTCTGCATCGCTCGGATGGTCTGTGGCCCGATGTAGCCGTCCGCGGTTACTCCTGCCCATCTCTGCATGGCCTTGATCAGATCGGAGCCGCCGGACAGTTTATCAGACCATTCGGCCGCCGCGATGCCAGCGCAGTATTCTTTGTTAGCTGTTGGCTGATCGCTGATCACGCCGTCTACTCCGGTTTTAAAAATCTCCTGCAAGCGTTTGGTCAGCTCCGGTCCCCATACTCCATCAACCGAAATCGCTTTTACGGTCGATTCTTCTTTCGGAGCTGCTCCGCCGTAAGTGCAATACTTAGTATGGCAGTTAATCCAGCCAGCGCCAGAGAGCAACCGTCCCCAACTCGTATTCTGGATTTCCGTCACCGTATAGCTGCCCTTATCCCGGATTACTCCGACGATTTTACTGTCTGCATCTGGTGCACTTCTAATATTAAGCGCTGCATCGTTGACTTTATAGATTCCAGGCTCGTATTTCGTATTTTCCGGCTGCTTCGGCGTGTTGGATGCACCGCTGATCAACTTCTTGAAGCGACCCCAGTCATCCCTTTCCATAATCTGGCTAGGGCAGTGCTTGCTGCAGATATCATAGTGCCGATATACCCTGGATGCCGGGATTCCGGTTTTTCTCATGATCTCCTTGACCACCGCAACGGTATTACGGAAAGCCTTCTCATAGTCATATCCGCTCTGCACACACATTTCCACGCCGATGCTGCTCCGATTGCCATAGCGTCCAAACAGGTTAGCACCGCCATAGTTGACTCCGACGTGCCAGCATCCGCGGTTATGCGGCGCGGCCTGGTAGGCAGTGTCGCCATCATCAACGTAATAGTGGGCAGACATATTGGACAGCTCACCATTATGCTGCGCTTCTGCGTGTGTGCGGGCATCGGCACCCGCTCTGAAATTATCTGTGTTGTGGACTACAATACACCGCGGATCGTTCTCTTCGTAGGTGTTCTGGTTGCTGATAAAAGATCTGTCAATTCTCATGATACTTCCCTTTCTCCGGCAGATTTGCGCCGGCGCAAAAAAGGACGGTTGTTGGCCGCCCTCACTCTGATTTCTGTGTCTGCTTGATAATCTGATTCACATAATTGCTCAGCCCCGCCACAAGGATGCCCTGCGTGACCGCTGTAAAGACTGCCATCGCCGCCTGCTGGCCGGTTCCGACCTCGCTGGTAGCCAGCACCCAGATGGCACACAGTACGATACTCACGCCGCCGAGAATCAGAGGGATATACTTATCCTTTACAGCCTGCGCCTGTTTGAGTGCCATGCCAAGAAAATACAGGGCAACAGCCACAACGATGAGTTCCGGTTTCACATAATTCATAATCTGTTCCATATTTTTTATCCTTTCTGCTCTAAGTCATTGATTCTGTGATTGGCAACTTTGATCTGCTCTTCTTGTACTTTAAGTTCCTGTTCCAGAGCATACGTTCTTTCTACTACATTATTATGCTTATCGACCCGTTTCGTGAGCTCTTCCAACTTGTATTCCATCAGTGCCCGTGTCTTTTCCTGCTGACTGTGGTTACTGATCAGGCAGACCACAAGTGTAACGGCGGCACTGATGCAGGCGGAAATAATCGTTTCCATGTACTTTATTCTCCTTTTTCTGATTTTCGCATAAAAATAAGACCGTCTCCGGTCCTGCTCGAATCTCTGTTGTTCGATTAATAGGTAAATTCGTAATCATCGCCATCCCCGTTTGCAATCAGCTTTAAAGTGCGGTTTTTCCGATCTACAATGAAATAATTTCCCGTGGACACAAAGTCAAACGTCGGATGTCCATAAACCGCTCTGGCCGCAATGTGATTGATTCCGTCCACGATTTTATGGTATTTCACATGCGTATGACCATAGATACATGCGATTACTGTATTTGAGCCGTTGTTTGTATAATCGAACGTTACGGATGCCTCAAAGTCCTGCGTCGTATTTGTGACAGTTCCTTTGGTACTCTTTACAAATCCCTGAATAATATCGAGCATCGCCTGACTTCCATGCGCCGGCAGTACCACACCGCCTTTTCCACTGACTGCTCCTGTCGGCTTGCTGTTGTTCGATGGCTCCGCCTCATCTTTCGTAAACGCCAGCATTGGATGATGGCAGAAAAATATGACTTGCCAGCCTTTTTCGCTGATCTGCAGATGATCTGCGACGAACTGCAGCTGTTCCTGCCGAAAACCGGAGTCGTTCTGTGCGGAATATGTCAGTTTATTGGTAGCCTCGTCCAGTGTCGTTGGGATATCGAGTGTATTTAGGATGAACACTCGAATCTTTTTATTCGGGATATCGTAATATCCGTAAGACATTTCGAGATAGTCTGCATTTCGGTTCGCTTTTTCGGAATCCTTATTACTTAGAATTTTATAAAGTGTTTCAATGCTGACAAATCCATTTTTGTAATCTGTATACATGGTATTGTCATCATGATTTCCTTTTGCAACGATAACCGGTGCACCTTCCGTCTGATCAATCAGCATACGGACTGCTTTCAACGCTTCCAATGCTACTGTCTTTGGCGTCTGTGAAGAGTTATTCAGATAATCACCGCCATACACGCAGAGATCCACTGGATATGCACTGCTGATGGAGTTGTATGCGGCAAGTTGACGCCGAATCTTGGTTGCAGATTTGGCAATGCTCTCCGCATCCTGTCCAGATGGGCAGTTGATATGTAGATCTGTTAGGAAGGCAATTAACGCAGTATTTGGATTCCACGCGGCTTCGATTGCAGCTTTTGTTACATTCAATTCCAGTTTTCCAGCAGAATCAAGTTCATCCTCTCCGAGAAGCGTTTTCCCCTGTGACGGAGCAGCTACCTGCTCCAACATCTTTGATATTGCTGATCCGGCATAAATGATGTTTACTTCTTCCGTATTAATAGTAGATGCATATACAACGGCTCTTACATACCAGCCTACTTGAGAGTTCTGGATTTTGTAAAAACCATCTGGCGGCAGCATTGCTGATGCACCAACAAAATTCTTGTTTGCGTCGTAAAAATAAAAAGCGCAAAGATAACCGGCTGGATTTCCAGAAATTAATACCGTATCGCCGGAAGTAATCTTCTGATATCCAACACTTCTAAGATATGCGGTGTCTCCAGTGTCTTTTCCTGTTGTATCATTGATATATCCTTTTTCCCATGATACGAAAAAATGATCTTTATATTCTAGCAGGATATTTGTCTGTGCTTTCTGTAAATCAGAAATAGTTTCTTTCAACCCGGAAATCTCAGAAGTATTTTTTCCGACGTTTGTATTCATTTTTACTAAGTCAATGCCTTCAGCAAGAGAAATACCGTTTTTGTGTAAATAATTGGTAATTGCCGTATTGACCTGTTCATCTGTGGCCACGAACTGCAAAAGCTTTGCGATTACGACGCCATCTTTTGTTGTAAAATTATATCCCATCTTCTTTTCTCCTTATGCACTTTCGACACTGACAGTTTTAGCAAACGCTTCTATATCCGAATCACTCCAAACACCATAATTTACTTTCCTTACTTTTAAAGCAAAACCACTATATTCAGATGATTTTATGGACATAGCACCTGTGCATGCATTCCAACCACTAAAGCTTTCCAAAACATCTTCCTTATAATAATATATTTGGAAATAATAGCCATTCCCGCTCAAAAAATTTATTTGTGTATCTAAAGGGGTTGGGATATATTGTGATGCGATTCTCATTTTTTGCGAATCCGTAACAAACGTATAAACCGCTCCAATAGATTCAGATATCTGTCCAATCTTCCAATCAAAGTCTGCATAAACATATTTCTCCACCGTGATGTCCGATGTTGCCCGATAGTTTCCGCAAACCGCCAGAATTTGCACAGTTCCCGACTTTCCCGTCATTAACACGGTTCCGTTTGATACCGTTGCCATCTGCTCGTCCCCACTGAACCACCGAATCTTCTGGGTACAGTCGATCGGCTTGAGTGTAGCAATCAGATCCACCGTCGCTTTACCATATACGGTAGTTTTTGCCGGCGTAAGTGTAATTCCGGTGCAAATGGTCTCATTTGCCCGAAATTCATCCAACAGAATACTATTGATCAGGGTATCTCCAAGATAAAGCCCCAACGCCTGATTTCGCGTCTGACGAAGCTCCAGTTTTGCCAATACTTCGCCAATAATCGCATCCGTTGTTATCGTTTCCGGCTCATCGACTTCCTCATACAGAACGAGATTATTCGGGGTGAAAATCCCATCAATTGTATTCGATTCCAGATATTTATCAACGGCATTCTGAACGTCCTTCGGGGTCAATGCTGCACTGATATTTTTCGCTAGCTTTGCAATACTTTCCTTTACCTGCTGGATCTGATTTCCTGTTGCCTGAGCGTCAGCGGCCATGCCGGCCTCTGAAAGGGTGGTGTCAACTTGCACGGTAGATGCAACCGCCTTAATTTTTCGAATCTGAGCACGTACCGCCTCTCCAGCGCTGGAATACGTTGTGCCATCCTCACCGACACGAACATCCATCAGTTCCGCATCACCAGATGTTGATCCGGAAGGCAGCTTTGCCAGAGCATCCAGCCGGGCTGTATTAGTCTTGGTCTGATCATTCAATTCATTGAGCGATTCAACAACATTTTTATTTTTGGTTTCCAATGCACTGATTCTTCCAGTTGTGATCCATTTAAACAGATTTCCAAGTGAAAATTTCTTCGTAGCCTTACCGTATCTGTCATAAACAACGGCGATGTCTTCATCTTCCAGACCCGTTTTTTCTGCATATTCCTCAAATCGTGGCATTTTGCTCCTCCCCTTTGTATTTCTGTAATCTTTTTTCAAGAACGGTTACCTTTTCACTTAATTCCTGAATTGCTTTGTAGGCAACACCAAGCGCACTGTACATATCAACACTGCTTTTGCTTTCATCTAAGATATCATCTGCCAGATTGTAACCTTCTCCGATTACAAAACCAATATGTCTTCCACTTTCATTTTTGGGATGTTCCTTTAACTGATAACGATATACAGTGGTTTCTAATATTTTTTGCAATGCGCCATCTTCATAACTGTGAATGTCTTGTTTCCATTCAGCTTTGGATCCCGTTACCCAGGACATTGCCTTGCAGATACCATCTTCTGTAACAAGAAATTTGTAATTGTTTTTGTTAAAAGCACCTTCTCCGTTCCAGCCTCCCCAGAAAGCCCATGGACCATAGGCACCAATTCCATTTAGCTGACTGCCGGCAGTTTCCCAATACTCAGCCGGTTCATCATATACCGTTGTTTTTTTGATCTGCCATCCGCCCATAGACAAAAATACATCTTTGTTTCCATCAATTTTTCCACTGGAATCATAGTTAAAATATTCGCCTAAACTAATCTTTTCTGCCTGTTCAATACGAAAGCCGTTTTTAGACAAGGATCCAATTACATTTCCATTTTCATCATAAACCTGCAGCTCTCCATTGCCATTATTTTTTCCGCCGAGCTTTAAAACACCGCCCAGTGCATAAGTGAAATTCAAATAGAGCTTTCCATCTTTCATGTACACGCCCTGCTCCACTCCATTATTCGTCAGGCGATTGAAGATCTCCTCCTGATTCAATTTCTTATTCAGATCATCTACTGCCGTATTATCTGTGTATTTGTTTCGCTTCTGCCAGTCCGCAACAGTGAAACTCCCACTATCTCTGTCTTTTATACACGTCAAAATATCTGCTGTTGCATCATTAAACCATAAATCCCCAACAGCATATGGAACCGTTGGCGTGCTGACAAAGATCTGCGCTTTACCGTCAATCGAATCATATACATCACTTGGGGGTTCTGTTTTTACCGATTCCCACGCACTGCCGCTGTAAATATAAGACTTCTGCTCCGTCGTGCTGTACCAAAGGTCTCCTTTATGTTTCTTCTTTTCAGTGTCCGTTTTCCAGCTTAAAGCCGGATCTGCAGACTGTCTCCAGGTCTCTGCTTTGCCGTCAATCTGCGTTTTTACATCACTCATGGTATTGGCATAATCTTTTTCCATCCAGTTTTTGAATGTTGAATCATCGGTATATTTGTTGCGTTTCTGCCAATCTGCCGGCGTGTATTTTCCACTCTCACGGGATGCTATACATGTCAAAATGTCTGCTGTTGCATCGTTAAACCACAAATCACCCACGGCATATGGTACTGTTGGCGTGTTCACGAAGATCTGCGCTTTTCCATCAATCATATCAAAGACAGCCTGCGGCGGTGTTGATGTCATTTCTTCCCATCCTGCACCATTATAAATATAGGACTTCTGCGTTTTTGTATTGTTCCAAAGATCGCCTTTATGTTCCGCTTTCTCTACTTCTGTCAGCCAATTGGATGCTGGATCCGATTCCTGCCTCCAGGTTTCTGCCTTACCATCGATCTGCGTTTTTACATCAGAAAGAGTTTTCTTATAATCGCCATCCATGAAATTTTTCAATGCAGAATCATCGGTATAGGAATCTTTTTTCTCCCAGTCATCCTTCTGATATTTTCCTGCTTCTCGTTTTGCAATGCAGACAAGGATTTCTGTCCCAGTAAACCAGGTATCTCCAATGTCATACGGTGGTACAGGAGTGCTGACAAAGATCTGTGCCTTACCGTCGATCATGTCAAAAACCTCATCCGGAATGCTCATACTGACCCAGTTACCATCCTTGTACATATATTCTTCGTTTGTTGCCGGATTGTGCCATAAATCACCATTATGCAGCCGTTTTTCCCGCTCCCAGACAGTGGCAAAATCCTGCCCATTTTCATCGACAATGTGCCCGCCGTCCTCATCCTCCAATGGCTCATTTGTGCTTCTCTCTGTCCAATTCACCGCCGGATCGGATTCCTGATACCAGGTTTCTGCCTTTTTATCAAGAGATTCTGTGATTTCATTTAACGCATCAGAATACTCATTCTGAATAAAATCTTCCAGTGCTTTATTCGCAAGATCTTTTGCAATATCATCAACGGTTTCTCCCTGCAGTGTAAACGATGTCGCACAAATACGGACCTCTCCCGTCTCCGCATTCATATATACGGTTTCTTTGCCGGATCTGTCTTTAATTACAAGTTCGCCGCCAACGCCCCAACTAAAATTGAGTCCGATTGTACTCATAATCTTCGTAATCAGCCGGCCATCTACTGAGAGACCCGTATTCCATGTCTTTCCGCCGTCCGTGGATACGCCGCAGGCCTCCGCGGTCATTTTCCAGATGATATCGGAATCTTTCAAATCCGGTTTGTTATGCCAGTAAAAAATCTTGCCGCCATCTGAATCTGCTTCTTCTGTCGTATACAATCCCGGAGATTCATTCAGACGCTTGCTCAGTCCTTCCAGCTCATTTTCCCACTGTGTTTTCTCTTTTTTTGCTTGTCTGCGCTGAGATACGTAAGCCTGCGTCAATTCGCTATATCGTTTAGCGCTGTTCCGCGCCGCGCTTTTGGCGTTGCAGGCAACACTCTGGTATTCTCCCGGTTTGAGTGTCGTGACTGTTACATAACTCTGATAAGTTTTTCCTTTCCGGTCAGTAATTTTAACCGCGTCGCCCGCTTCCAGCCCAATATCCATCAGTTCACTGCCGGAAAATGGCCAGAAGCTCATTCCTACACACTTCTGACCAATCCGGCTCACTGCCTCTTTTCCAGTTCCTTTTGTAATCAGGCGGTTTCCGGTAATGCTGAGTACGTATCCTTCCTTCCCGTACAGATACTCATTTACCTCTTCATCCGCCTGATCTTCGGAATATTCAGCCACTCGTACGCCGGTGATCACAACCTGATCAATATTGATTGTCAGACCATTTGTACTGCTGATTTTACTGAAAGTTTTTGGCTCCAAATCATACCAGCCAACGCAGAGCTGCCCATACGCGTTGCATCGGATCCACTGGCAGCCAAGCTGCGCCGTCCATGCCAGCACCTGGCGGAAAGTCAATGCTTCATCTGCAGGACGCTCAGATACCACGAAATCTTCCCCGTAAAATGACGGAGTTCCCAGTGTTACACCGCATACCGTACACGCATCCCGGATAATCTGCGAACGTGTTGCGGGATATTTCAGCGTACTTTCACTGTAATCCCGATCAAATCTGCTTGCATTATCGTAGCAGGTAAGAGTGATGACGGAACTGTTCTGATAAGGAGCTTCGACCACCGTCATGGTACAGATCCGAATCTTCTCCAACTGCGTCTCGGAAATCTGCATTCCCAGATAGCATACGGCCTCTGCACCGTCGAAATTATACTCGGTGAAATCGTCATAAATATTATTGATGCTGATCACACACTGATTTACGATTACCGAACCGATTTCAAATTCGCTCTCACCAGATACTGCATCTTCGAACTGGAACCCTTTGTTCCATAATTCATGGTTGGTCAGGTGCAGAACAGTCCCGTCTTTCAGCGTAAGATCCACAAAACGCAGGATCTGCCCCGGATGCGCTTCCTGAAGTTCCTTAAACTTTTCTGATAATGTCCGCATGTTTTCCTACCTTTCTATGACCTCAAAATTTAATGTGGAATACCGTTCGCGGCCTTTTGCCCACCATTTCACATCTGCTTCCATATCACCGGTATAAAACCGCCGTGTCGTGTCTTTTCCATCCAGTGGATCCCAGTATGTAACATTGACATATTCCGGTTCGAACGCCACCAGAATCTCATGGATTTCTGCTTTGGACAGGCAGACCCAGCCAAGAGACAAGGTGCGCTTTTCGCCCACCTTGTTCTTATGCATAAGGGTATCATCTGTTCTTCCGGCATCGCTTGCACTGATGTCGTTCTTTTTCCATTTAAAGGATGACGGGCACTTGAATGTTTTCCCGTCAACGCTAATCATTTCATCCATGTGCCCACCTCCTAAATCGTCTCGATCACATAGTACCGTCCATCATGTTTTTCTTTGCCTTTCCGAACTACCTTGTACAGGGTTTCCGAATCAGCTTTGATCGTCAGCTCCAAGGTAACGTCCTTGTTCGCATCGGATTTCTGCTCAAAAATACCTCCTGCCTGGAATGCATCCAGCATAGCTTCAAATACGGCACCTTTGATGCCCTCCGTTATCTGATCGTTATTGGCAACCGCATTTCTGCTTCCCATTCGGCCTACAAGCTCCGGTCCGGATTCGCGTGCCATGAAGAACTCGCCGGTCTGCGGGAAGCCGCCGGATGCGTATCCGTGACCCCGGTATGCCCTTCCAAGACTGCCGTATCGGCTTACTGCATACCGGATGGACGCAATCATGTTGCTGAGCGGATCCCAGATATTCTGATTGTATGGTGCCATCGCATATGCGCGGAAGGTCGGATCAATTACCTGCATCAGGCCTTTCGACGGGGTACCGCGTTTTGCGTTGCTGTCCCACAGATTGATAGCATTCGGGTTGCCTGATGATTCTGTCTGCATCTGGTACAGCAGGCTGTTCAAGTTTGCCGCCGAATACTGACCGGTCAGCTGCAGTGCCTTAATGGCAAGTGACCGCCACTGCTCCACACCCTTGCTGGCAACATAATTTACTTTTGGTGCAGATTCGCTGAAAAGATTTTTGACGAAATCTGTGATGCTGCCCTTGACCTGCGAGATAACACCTTTGGCGATGCTGAGTCCCGGTTCCGCAGCATTTCCAACGTCTGCGAACTTTTCAATCGCCAGATCCACAAGCTTCGAAGGGTGAGATACGTAGCTCCATACATCCGAAATAGTATCCTTGATTTTGGTTCCGATACCGGTTTTAAAGTGCGGCATCATGCTCAAATACTGCTGTGTCTGCTTCGCCGGTACGATCTGCGTGCCCTTTTCCATCATCAGCGGAACATTCCTGCCCTGCGGCACAAAAGCACTGCCATCGGGGCGGATAACCATCTCTCGATAGATTTCTCCCGGCTGATCGTTGACCACTCCAAGCGTATCCGCCTGCAGGCCTTCGGATCCCTGTGCGAATTTCGGTACCTGCCACTTCGCGAACGACTTGCTGCTGCCGACTTTTCCGAGAATCCAGTTTACACCGCTGATCACGCCGTTGACCGCACTGCCGATCGGGGAAATGATGGCATTTGCCACGCCGGACATCGTGCTCTTCAGGGAATTTTTCAAATTTCTGAAACAACCAAGGATATTATCACTGATCGTTCCGAACGCCCGCGATGCACTACTTTTCAGGTCAGACCAGGTATTTTTCAGGCTGCTGCCAATCTGAGACCAGGTGGAAGTCGTATTTCCGTGCAGGTTTGTCCACTTCTGAGCCACTGTACTGCGGATATTCTCGAATTTTGACGACGCATCCGAGCGGATCCCAGACCATTTCTGGGCAAGGCTGGTCTTCGTGTTATTCCAGCTTGTCTCCGTGTTCTGACGTACAGAAGACCATTTATCTGAAATTTTGGAACGGATTTCCTCAAATTTTGTTTTGGCATCATCGCGGAGATTCGCTATTTTCTTCGACGTATCATCGTTGATCTGCTTCCACTTTTTCGAAGTGTCTGTCTGGACTTCACTCCATTTTTTGCTGATGGTGTCCTTGATTTCGGAAAATTTCTGTTTGATATCGGAGATCTTATCCGTAATTCCATTCAGCATTCCTTCGATGAGATATTTTCCCATCTCTGCCATGACTTTGGACGGACTGTGGATTTCAAATACATTTTTGAACCCTTTCATAAACGGATCAAAAATATTTTTCTTGATCCAAGTCCCTATGCCGTCAATTGCATCCAGAATTCCCTTAAAGAATCCCAACACCGCATGACCGCCGCACTCTTTCGTTTTCTGAGCAAAATACTTTTGAGCAGACTTAAATGCCTCGCCGACCAGCCCACCAATCAGAGCTCCAAGCGATCCAAATGCTGCTCCAAATCCGCGTGCAAGTTCGCTGACGATGCCAGACCAGTCAATTGATACAACAAACGTTCTTACGGAATTTCCAAGTTTCCGCCAGTCCGTCTGCTCCAGAACAGCTACAATGGTATTGAGTAAACCTTTTGCAAGATCACCAACCCGTACTCCGTTTCCTGCCCAGTCGAAATCTGTAATTGCGGTATTCAGCCCGCCTGCAAGATCCTGTCCGAAGCCGGTCCACTTGAAGGTCCGCGCTGCTTCACCGATAACTGCAAATACCGCATTCCACTTCTGCACATACAGATGACCGATTCCCGGCCAGTCTACAGTATCTGCGGCACCGTTCAGCCCATCGCCGATAAATTTTCCGACGGAATCCCATCTGGTGTTATCCAGAAAGGCATTGATACCTCCTACACCGGTATTGACCGCCTCAGCGATCGTTTTTCCGATGTTGGTACCAAGATCTGGTACTTCAACGAAACCGCTGATAAAGGTACCAATGGACTTGCCGACTTTCCGTGACGTGTTCTGGATCGGTCCCCATGGAATCCGATTCAGCGCATCATTCAGTTTTGTACCGACAATCTGTCCGATCTCCGTGAAATCTGCATTTTTCCATGCATCTTTCAGCTTTTTCGCAAAATCAGTGATTTTGCTGTCAAGCGGAACGGACTCGAACATGTCCGCTGGTGTTAAACCACCTCCTGTACTGGTGTCTGCGTTATCATCACTGTCGGAATTGTCATTCAGCTTGTTGATCTGATCGAAACCGAACAGCGTGTTCTGCAGCTTCTTATTTTCTTTGTTGGCTTTCTTCGCGCTGTCTGCGTTGGAGTTTAAGCTCTTGGCATAGTCCTGATTGACTCTTTTTGCTGCTACAAAGCCGGACTGACCAGTCAGTGACGCAAAGAGCTGTCCCAGCGCCGTTACGGCTGCCGTCACTTTCTGAATCAGAAGATTCAGCATCGGTGCTGCTGCATTCAAGATCGGCGCAAAAGCTGTTGCCAGAGCATTCTTTAACTGTGTCAGGGACGACATCAGCATGGAAAGGCTACCGTTGGTACTGTCGCTGTACTGCGCCAGATTGTTCATGCCCTCTGTCAGGACACTGCGCAGACGATTGACCAGTGCGAAGAGGGAACGAATCCCCAGTCCGTACATCAGTAGTCCCTTCGGACCGCCCTGAAATCCGCCAGCTGTATTTCTGGCTCCTCTGCCAAGGCTTAAAAGACCTTTTGCAAACCGCCCGACGGCGGAAATGCCGTTACTGAAACGATGGATCAGAGATGCGGCTGCTCCACCACACTTCTTGATTGCTGTCGCTGCAAGCTTCGCCCCGGATGCTACGCCTTTGAAAAGTTTGGTAGCACCACCCCAGCCTTTTGATACAAAGCTGCCGACTTTTGTCTGGCTGAGAGACTTTTTCATTTCGTTGATAACTGCCTTGACACTGGCTACTGCGCCGCCAGTGCCTTTTTTCACATCTTCACCGGAAGATTCCATGTTCCTGCTCATGGTTTTGTACTTTTCCATCTCACCACGAGTTTTTGCAATCTCTTTTTGGTTCTTGATCCACGCATCGGTTCCGCGATCTACACCGTCTGCTCGAAGTTCCGTCATCTCTGTACGATATTTTCCAAGCTTTTCTGATGTCTGATCCATCTGGTCTGAGAGCTTTCTGGCCGCTTCGGTCGGCTGCCAGTCTTTTCCTCTTTTCTCCAGATCCTCCAACTGCTTTTCCAGATCTTTTACTTTTCTTCTGCTTTCTTCCAGATCATCTTTCACATTTCCAAGTTTCCCCTGCTCTGTGATATAAGTCATAGAAGATCCGCTTTTTCGTCTTGCATCAAGTTCCTTCTGCAGTTCTTCTACACGTTTCTTCTCTGCAAGCATAGCGTCAATCGTTTTCTGATATTTCGGAGTATATTCCTGTGCATCACCGTCGTCTTCCAGTTTTTTCATTTTTTCATGCAGTGTATCCAGTTCCGCCTGCGTTTTTTCAGCGGATTTTCTGAGACTTCGGTACCTGTCCGACTCGCCGCTGCTTTCTCCCATCTGCTGCAATGCCTTTTCTTCCTGCCGCAGTTCATTGAGCTTTTTCCTGGTTTTCTCAATGTTTCTTCGCGTTTCAGCATACTCGTCGGTATACACTTTGATACCGGCAGCTACCTGCGCTTCTTTCACGTAGTTTTTTATCTCAGCATTCATAGCTTTGATGTTTGGAATCGCATGTTTCACGGAATCTGCAATCAATTTTCCGGTATTTTTCCACATACCCATACTGGAAGACTGCTTTTTCAGGCGCTCGGTTTCTTTTGTCATGCTGGCAACTGCTCTTTTTGTTTCAGAGTCAGCCCTTTTGATCTCTTTGACATACTCATCCGCTTGTGCTTCGAGTTTAACCTGCAATTTTGCAAGGTCTTCTGCCATCGTTTTCACCTCCTTCCTCAATCCTTAAAAAGAGAGACGACATCAACTCTCTTCTGTCTGATGCCGTCTCTGGTTGTACCGCGCGGCATCTTCCCGCCGCTTTTCGTAATACTCTTTCAGTTTTTCCTGTTCGAATGCCTGTTTTTCTTCCTCGAACAGTGTCGGATAATACTCCCATGGCTCCGGAAGCGGATCTCCTTTTTGTAACGACACATACCGCGCGGTCAATTCCGCCTGCAGGAAGGACAGCCCCACCTGCTGCCTGAATTTCCGGCGTTCCTTCCGATGGTAACTTGCCATCAGATCCGCAACCTCCAGCGGCGACAGTTCCCAGAAGAGCACCGGGCGGATGCCGCAGTCCAGAGCCTGTTCGTACAGCTCATCCAGATCATCAGAAACAAGCGTTACATCATTTCTTCTGCCTCTTCCAGGCTCTTCATGATACTGTCCGCCTGATCCTGCGGGAAAAAACCGGAAACCACCATCGTCGGCATGACGATCTGGGTGTAGAAGGTGATCTGATCGCCGCCGTCCTCGGTCCATTTGTCATACAATTTCTGGACATCCTCGTATTTCAGCTTATGTGTCCATGGGGCCGCTGCTGCCTGCACTACCGTAATCATGACGGACAGCGGCGGGATATCACCGCCGGCAACCAGATTCATGATATTCATCTTGTATTTGTTCTCCAGAATCTCAATCATCCGCGTATTCAGCTTCAAACTCAGTTTTCTGTCCCCTACTTCCCAGTAGTGAAACGGCCGTCTTTTCGGCTTTTTCTCCTCGATGCTTGTGATTTTGTCGGATTTTTCTTTCTCCTCTACACCGATTTCTTCATCGATGCCGCCAGTATATTCACTCATTTATTTTTCCTCTCTTTCCTTATGTAGGATCTGTCCAAGTAAGATCACTCTGTACCAGCATGGTTAACTCGAACTCGACCACACCATTGACACCGCCACCAGTACGTTTTACGGAAACCTCCGCACTGAAACTGCACTTTGTGCCGTCTACAGCAGTCTCCTGGAAGTCCAGCAGATCCTTGTTCTCCTGCGCAGTTCTCATGAGCCGATACGGAGAAGTAGCTTTTGTATTGTCGTATTTGAACTTATAAGTCATTTCCGGCAGATCGCCGATTCCCTGCTCATATACTTTGTGAGTATCTGTCAGGCAGGTATTGTCCACCTTCTCGGCCTCCACTCCAATCTCCGGAATCTCTTTCAGACCTGGAAGATCTGTGTAGGCACTTTCTGCCGCACCGTGTTTCTTGTATCCTAATTTTGCACCATTTGCTAACATATTTGCTCCTTTCCTAATCCGGCCAGAATACCTGCTCCGACTCCATATCGATAATTCCTTCGTAACGCATCACCTTGTGCTTCATACCGGATGGATCCGGCGTATCCTTACAGAGGATGCGCACAAGACAGAGCTTCGACAGCGCCGCATCTACCTGCATGGCAGCTTCGGAAGTAGACCTGTTGTTCCAGATGTCAACCCGGTACCGAACGTAGGATTTCTCTTCCTTGTCCGTGCGCTCGTAGACCTTGTTATCCTCTTCTGTGTACTGCACCGCAGGCAGTGCCGCCCAGTCCTTCGGGTACTGGTCCGTTACATTCTCAAATACGGCATCCAGCGCCGCATATACCTGATCTTTTACGTTCTTCAAAACTGTTTTCTCAGCTCCTCTCGTATCACCTGCTCAATCTGTTTCTCATTGTTCTTCAGTGCTGGATATAGAAAAGGCTGCGCAGGCTGGCCGGTACACTGATAAAATCGCCCTTCCGGTGTGTCAATGTAAAACCAGCCATATTTTTCCGCGGTTGCCCGATCCACCTCATTCGGGCCGCTGCCTTCGTGGATCCACCAGGGTGATTGTGTATAAACCGGCGTTGTGTCCGGTGAAATTCCTTCGTGGTTCTCCTGGCCTTTCGGACCGGTGCCAAATTCCACATATGGACCATATTTCTTATCTGTATAACAGATGCCGGTTACATTCCGGCCTTCTGTCTCTACCACGGTGAAAATACTTCCCCGCAGTTCGCCGTGATCCACCGGACATTCTGCCCGCGCCGCAGACTGTACCAGCTTGATTCCCTTCGAAATCGCTTTGCTGATCTCAAGCTCCGAGGCATTTTTCAGCATCTCTGTTACATCTTTCGTTCCAAGAATCATAACTTTTCCACCTCCAGTGTCAGATAGCGATAGGGGTAGATGGCAATTACCTTGTAATCCGGCTGATCCCCGTTGATGCAGATACCGTCATTCACGGAAATTGTCGGTTCGTCTGCCACTGTATACGAAAGTTTTCCGTTCTTCCCGGAATTCTCCGTGTATGTCCCGTCAATCCGAAGATTGCGGATATTCGGCAGGCGTATTCTATACATTTCGCTCTGGATCCGCCCGCCGGCAGCCCACATTTCCGCGCGGAAGGGAACGGCAGAACCATATTCGATGTAGGTTCCGCCCTCGTTATCCTTTTTCTGTTCAAGAGGACAGTGTTTCAGCTCCACCAGCCTGCTTCTTTTCAGCCTCAAATGTTTTCCCTCCTACTCTTGCCAGCCGGTACCGGTTCAGCACATCGTAGATCTGCTTTGGCGCGTCGTTGAAAGTGTAGCTTTCTCCGGATCCGGTGCGCGCCGCCTCTCCCTCGGTTCCCATCCGGTTCAGGGCGATGACTGCCAGATCCCGGACTGCCTTATCCAGGCCGGAAACGAGGTGGGTACGGTTCGTATAGGATAAAACGAAAGCCTCCGCATCCTCTAAGAGGATCTGCAGAAGCCCTTCGTCTTTCTCACCGGTCATTTTCTTCAGCTTTTCCAGTTCGGTCATTTCAAACCACATCCTTCAGGACTTCCTGCAGCTCCGCCTTTGTCAGCGCAGATGCACCAGAAATCCCCTTTTCTTTTGCAAGATTTTTTAATTCCTCGGCAGTCATCTCTGAAAGATCTTTTTTGTTGGAAACCTCTGGGCTTTGCATCTTAACAGCTTCTACTCTTGTAAATCCATCGTTCAGGAGCCGTTCTGCCTTGATCCCATCCGCTTCCCTCTCAACGTTTCCTTTTTTTAATCTCATTCCTTTGCCTCCCGAATATTTAAATAGATGGAATCCAGCTTGTTATCCAAAATCCATAAATCATGGAACCGACGGTAATCCATCTGCCATGCATCCATTTTCTGGTTTGTGTTCGGATCAAAAATTCGCATCTTATCCTGTTTGGTAATAGCGAGTGGTGTTGTTGCCGGGGAAATAAAGAAATTCAGGTCTTTTGCTGTAGTTCCCTTCTCATATCCGCCTTTTTCCTGTCCCGCTGCTTTACCATCGTTCACCTTGATTGCCGTATACATACGGTTGGATGGAGTTGGAATAATCGGTACTTTGTCCACAAACGGTACCATGGTATCAATTCCATTCTTCGAAAATGTTCCCATAGTAATTTTTCCCGCAAGTTCGAGTTCCAGCTCCAGAATAAAGTCAGACGTTGCCTGGCATACTAAGGCCCCGTTGTAGCCGTCTCTTACTGCTCTGATTCCTTCTTTCAACTTACGCAGTGCAGAAGTTCCAGTCGTTCCCGGCACATAGGCATATTCAATCATTCCAGCTTTATTCGCCGTGATCGTATCTGTTGCAAGCTTCGAAATACGGTATGCGTCGATTTCCGGTACAACCTGTGTTCTCTGAAACTCTCCCATTACAGCGGCCGCGGTTGTAACAAAATTATTTTCATTAATGTCCATCGAGTCCAACTGGAACTGACGACCACGATCCTGGGTCATCTTTTTGGTTTCATACTCTAAAGTAACAGACCCACGCTGATATCCATTGTCACGATCATAATCTCCCATTCCCTGCACGGTCATTTTCGGAATTTTTACTTCTGCTCCACCATTGTAAATGACCTGCCCTGCATTGGCATCCATCCAGCCGGTAGTTGCTTCCTGAACAGCTACTTTATCTAACATTTTCTGAAACAGTGTAGCTGTCGCTAATGTATTAACTGCCATATTTTTCACTCTCCTTTAAAATTTTCCCATCATCAGGTTATATACCTGCTGTTCCTGGGTTTTCTGTGGATCAGTTTCCGGTGCTTTTTTCGGCGGCTTCCCGCCTTTCAGTTTCTCCTCCACGGCAGTTTCTACTGCTTTCTGAAATACAGTTTTTACTTTCTCCATGGATTTTTTACAGGAATCTGCATCCGTGTAATTGAGTACCTCCGCCAGCTCCTGCGGCAATCCATCACTGGCAAGTGTATTCTTTGCCTCTGCCATCAGTTCTTTTCTGGTAATTGCCGCTTCTCTGTCGGAAAGCTCTTTTTCTTTCTTCTGCCGCTGATACTGCTCTTTCTCTTCTTTCGTCATTTTGGCAAGACGTTCTGCCTCAGACAGCTTGTCATCGGTCAGTGCCTGCCACTTTTCCTGTGCATTGGTCACTGCCGTATCAATCGCTTTCTGCACGCGGCGGTCAAATTCTGCCTGATTTCCTTCTCCTTTCAGAAAATCGTCAAATGACGGAAGTTCTGCTTCTCCCTGATCTGCTGCTCCGGCTCCGCCGCCATTGCCTCCATCGGCCCCAGCACCGTCTCCTGCTCCGCCTTCTGCGAAGATCTGCAGATTCATTGGGATTCTGCAATAAAAATATTTCTTTCTCATGGTTTTCGTGTCCTTTCCGCCCAGCCTATTCACTCTCGTGCCCGGGCCATTCGCTGTTGGATTTTCCCTGCTTCTTTAACGCCTGGCAGGAAAAAGGCATAAAAATAACACGCATTTCTGCGTGCATTGTTCGTTTGGAATTGCGCCGGCGCAATTAATCTTCGTGAGTAACTTTTACGCCCCACTCCGGAAGAAAATTGATTTCATAATGGTATTTATCTACATCAGCCCCGGAAATGTCTTCCACAACGTACATTGTATAATCATTGAGATAGACCAGATCCTTCTGGTATTTTCCTTCCGCCGTCTCAATAATGACCTCAAGTTCATTCTCTGAGTTATTCTGCAAAGAAAAGGTTCCTGTCAGCTCCAGCAGGATCGTGTCGGTTCTGGCATTTAACACTGTGAGTTTGCGGGTTACATTGAAATTGTCGGCTTCCTGTGAAATATTGTTGCTGACTTTGTACGCCTCAGTGCATCCGGTAAGAGATGCACATACCAACATGAGCGCTGTCAGCAATGCCATTACTTTCTTTTTCATTCCATATCCTCCTACATTTTAAAACAGATATTCTGGAATTTTTTGTATGCATCAAAATACAATTCCGCTTTATCTCCGTTGTATGTCAGCTCATAATACATTCCATCCGGAACAGTAGTGCTGAGCAGGGCTTTGTGATTCTGCAGTGTTTTACACATCCAGACCACATACACATCATTTGCGGTAATCTGTTTCTGATCCGTTTTATCCATATGCTGATTTATGTACTCAGCCACCTTTTCCTTGCAAATTCTTAAAAACTCTTCATTTCCCATAATCTTATTCCTCCGCAAAAACCCAATCTTCTGCAAGCATATCCGCCTGAGATGCAAGCCACCCCATCTGCACGCCGGAAGTTCCAACAAAAGCGATGGCTTTATTTCCGATTGCATCGTGTTCACAATTTACGATCTGATTATCCGCGTCTTTATAGGAAATTCCAGTTGCAAGCTGAACATACTGTTTCTTTCCGTTCCAGCCTTTACGCGCTACTTTAAATCCTCTTTTCAGATACTTAATCGCTTCCCCGAAAGAAAAGGTTGCCTCTCCTCCAAGAATCGGGCAGTTCTGACCATTCGCATAAACCCATTCATCGGAAAGGATATTCTGAAGCGTATACTCCACATTCTGTGTCTCTCTTATATCCAGACAGCCGCCGTCTTTTGTGTACATAAGGATTGTCTGGGATTCTTCATCCCACCACCAATAGCCTGCCCATGACGGAAGTTTTACTGGAATTCCTGATTTCATTTCTTCAAATGCTTCTTTAAATTTCATTTTCTTGTCCTCTCTTTCTTAAAAATGAGTAATCGAGTAGGAGAAAATTCCTCTTGATGAGGAATTTTCGACCTCTCACACCACC